CCTTGCCGATCAGATACGCATTGCTGGCAAAACAGATAAGCGGATCAAATATGTAATTCACAATCATCATATTGCCAGCAAACTATTGAACTGGCGTTGGCGTAAATACAAAGGCATAAATCCCCACACCAAACATATTCATATTTCATTTCATCCAAAACAATCAGGAGAGTTCTTTAACATCCCACTACTAGGAGGCAACGCATGAAACTATCAAACAAACACAAGGCTGCAATTAAGTCTTATTTAAGAGCTGTGGCTGCTTCGGGCATTACTGTCCTTTTGGCAATTGTTGCTGACATCAGACCAGAGTTTGCAATTCTTGCCGGTGCTTTAGTTGCACCTATCGCAAAAGCATTAGATCCAAAGTCCGGTAAAGAAGCTGATTACGGACTTAATGCGAAATGACGGCAAACGAATGGGTTGGTATCGCCGTTGGCGTATCCGCCATATCAACAAGTTTGTTAGTGGGTCTGCGCTGGGTTATTAAATCCTATTTGAATGAGTTAAAACCAAACGGAGGCTCATCAATAAAGGATCAGATTAATCGATTGGAACAGCGTGTCGATGATCTATTTGTTTTAATCTCTAAGCGATAATTTTATTTATGGCGAACACTCGAAAACCTATCAAACGCAAAAAGATCAATCGTCGTGTCGTTCGCCAATCTCCTGAACCATTAACAAAGATAGATCAGCATTACACCGCATTGCATGAATGTTATAAAGCAGCTCGTAAAGCAGGATTTACGCCAGAGCACGCCTTTTGGTTAATGACCGAGCATAAGACTTTTCCTGATTGGATCGTAGGCGATGGCGGGATTATTCCTTCTATAGATCCAACTGACGATGAGGATGACGATTAAGCGCATAGCGTTTGTGAGTGACCTGCAAGTTCCTTTTTTTGATGAGAAAGCCACCAAATCCGTAGGCCGTTTTTTAACCAAATGGAAACCTCATCGTACTATTTGCATTGGCGATGAAATTGATTTACCACAGCTTGGCGGTTTTAATGCCGGAACTATTGATGAGATGGTTGGAAACATACATGAGGATCGATTATTAACTCAACAAGTATTAACTTATTTAGGCGTCACTGATGTTCTTGGATCTAATCATGGAATAAGGCTTTACCGATCCATCAAGAAACGATTGCCCAGCTTCTTAAATTTGCCAGAGATGCAATACGAAAAATTTTTGGGCTATGACAAATTAAGCATTAAATTCCATCCCTACGGATTAGATTGGGCGCATGGCTGGACTGCTGTTCATGGCGATGCTTTTCCACTTTCACAAGTACCGGGTCAAACGGCCTTAAATGGGGCTAGAAGGCTTGGAAAAAGCGTGGTATGTGGTCACACCCATAGATTAGGGGTTTCGGCCTTTACAGAGGCTTCTAGAGGCCATTTAGGGCGTACTGTGTGGGGCGTTGAAGTTGGCAATTTAGTAGATTTAAGCAGTTCAGGCATGGCATACACAAGGGGCTACGCAAACTGGCAAACTGGCTTTGTTGTTGCCTATGTAAAGGATCGTAAAGTTCAGGTTATTCCTATCCCAATTAACCCAGATGGCAGCTTCATATTTGAGGGTAAGGTCTATGGGGCGTGAAACAGACTATATCGACCGCACGATTGATGACCATATCGATGATGTTGAGGATATTGGCGTTATCTAATCGTTATAAAACACGCCGAAAGTAATTAACCGCCTGTCCTTGATCTAGGTCATACTTTATGCATCCACAAGAGCTGTGGATATGTAAGGGAGCAACATGACCGCAAAAGATGACATGCTACAACTAGCGTGGATATTTATGGGCTTAGGAATAGGCGCATGGATTATTCACGAAATCAAAGACACCGCATTCCAGAATGGATATTGGAAGGGTCGGGCGCATGGGTGGGATTCACACCGCAGATTGATGAATACCAAAACAAAGTCCGATGAAGTATTTGACTATGACAAAAACTGAGCAATTGCTTGATGATGTCATTACTACGATCCAACAGCGTGGAAGTGTCTATGGACATCCATACTATAACCACAAACGAATTGCAGGTCTTTGGTCTGCTTATCTCGACTTCCCTATCACACCACACCAAGCTGCATTATGTATGGCACTTGTCAAGGTTTCTAGGCTTAGTGAAACCTCAGATCATTACGACAGTATCAAAGACTTCATTGCCTATGGGGCTGTATATAACACAGTCCTTGAAGCAGTCAAAGATGACCAATTTGAATGGGGTGATAAGTAATGGCATTTAATCTTGAGGATTATGAGGATGTGGCAACTTTGAACAAATGGTTTATTAGCAACTTCCCATCCGGTCGATCAGACATTTCAGTTATCAGTCATGATGCTGAAAAGGGTTATATTTTAGTGCAAGCAACTCTTTGGCGAGATAGCAAAGATGAGCAACCATGTGTTTCTAACATAGCCTTTGGCGCAAGAGATACCTACATCCAAAACATGAAGAAATTTTATGTTGAGGATACAGCTACAAGTTCATTAGGTAGAGCAATCATTCTGCTCAAAGGATCTGATAAAACTGCAACTAAGGATGACATGAAAAAGGTTGAATCCAATCCATCATTCAAAGAAAAATTGGAGAGTCGCCAAAACATGTATGGCAAGGCTGGATCTAAGTCAGCACAAATTGAAACAATCCTAAGAGATAGTTTTGAAGCTGATAAACCTAAAGATCCGGTTGCTTGGTCTGTTGGTGATGTTGTGGGTGAAATTGGTGCATCGATACCGAATGAGCCTCCTGCATGTCAGCATGGGCATATTCTCAAAGAAGGAATCTCTAAGGGAGGCAAGCCTTACTATGGTTATGTTTGTAAGACAAAACAATGCGAACCCAAATGGGCAAAACTTACAGCTAATGGAAAATGGTATTTTGAAGGAGGTGAATAAATGGGTGAATTACAAATCATTGACGGCTCTGGTCTAACTGCAACTTTTACAGATGATGGAGTTAAGGTAGAGCCATCAACAATTAAATGCGACACTTGCAATGATGACAGATTACTTCATGAGGGCGATCTGCTTCGATGCTATGTGTGCCACACAATCAACAGAATTCCTTATCCGGTAAATAGGAATTTAAATGCCTAATTACGAATATGAATGTGATGGCGAGGGGTTGAGTATTGTATTGGATCTTCCAATGGAGCACGAAATTCCTTGTTGTCAAGTATGTGGGGCTAAGTTAAGGCGTGTCTATTCAGCAGTTCCAGCAATCTTTAAGGGAAGTGGATGGGCTGGTAAAGGTGGTTAAATTCAAATGCAATGGCTGCTCTGGTAATACTGAATTTATTTGGCTTGAGGGTTATTCCACAGCTCATGGATTTAGGGTTTATCAATGCCTAAGATGCAATTGCATTGGAACTAAGAATCTAGCAGAAGCGACTGACACTCAAGAGCCTGTCATTAGATGCACCAAATGCGGGTCTTGGATGTTCGTAGATCAGGAGTGCCATACATGTGCGCTAATCATGACGAAATGACGCATCAAATCAATTGGGATTATCAAAACAAGCTGCGTGAGCAATGGCTACTTGATAACCCAGATGCACAATACATAGGTTGGATGTCGATATGAGTGTTGCCGGATACGATGAAACTTGGATTGAATTGATGGGAGTTAGGATCATGACTTGCCGTCTGACCTGCGGTTATGGTGATGGATTAGGAATCGTATGATACCCTTAAACGCAAATTCGCTTTCAGAGCGAAAGGGCGATCTGCGAAGCAGAAAGATCGCAAGGTTTGGTTTGGTGATACCTCTGTTCATAGCCTTAAACATAGGCTTATTAAAAGATGATTCCGTTGCTTCAATAGATAAAACAAACCATTACAGACAATGGGCTTTTATGCAGCTTAACAACCTAGATCAATTTTATTGTTTAGATGAATTGAATTTTAAGGAATCAAGATGGAATCCTAAAGCCAAGAATGGTAGTCATTATGGTATTCCTCAAGGTAGATCTAAATGGTTAGCAACAGTTGATGGATACAAACAGATTGATTGGCAATTGAAATACATAAAGAAGCGATACGATAATCCTTGCAATGCTTTAGAGCATCATAAGATTAAGGGATGGTATTGAGTAAGTCAGCTTTAAGATCAACAGGATCTACAAGGCAATGGAGAAAGATAAGGGAACGCATCCTTCGATCTGGTCAGTTCCTATGTGTCTATTGTGGGCAAGAAGCCGATACTGTGGATCATGTAATACCAAGAAGGCTAGGCGGTAATGACAGCGATGACAACCTTGTTCCAAGTTGCAAAAAATGTAATCTATCTAAGGGTGGGCGGTTTTTTGTGAGCAAGAGAACACCACCGACCCCCCGTTCCTTTTCTAACCCACAAAACACCTCAATCGGACACGAACCAGAAGGATCGATTTGATTAATTTACAAACGGGAGAGATCATGACTGATCCAACCTATTCGGGATTAGGAGGTGTGCAAACACCCCGTATTCACTCAGAACTGACTGATTTACCTTCAAAAGGTCAAGATATTATTGATCTTGCAGCTGAACTGGGCATCAACCTTATGGAATGGCAACGCTTCGTGTGTATTCATGGTCATAAAGTCCGAGCCGATGGTCGGTGGGCGCATTCCGAATTAGGTTTGATTATGGCACGACAGCAAGGCAAATCCACTTTGATGATGCTCCGGATCTTGACCGGCATGTTTGTATGGGGTGAAGGTTTGCAACTTGCATCAGCTCACAGACTTACAACCTCACTTGAAACATTTAGACAGATTGTTGGCTTAATTGAAACGCATCCAAAATTGGAAAAGGAAGTAAAGAAAATCCGATGGCAACATGGTGCTGAGGAAATTGAATTGTTTGGCAATAGGCGATTTGTTGTAAAGGCTGCGAACAATGCAGCTAGAGGTTTGAGCAAACCTGAAACAATCCACCTTGATGAGTTGCGTGAATACAAAGATGAAGATGCTTGGTCATCAATGCGATATTCCATGATGGCTGCTAAGAATCCCCAAGTATGGGTTTATTCATCAGCAGGAGATCAGCATTCCGTAATCCTAAACAAATTGCGTGAGAGGGCGTTGGCTTCAGCTACAACCAACGATCCGATAGGTTGGTTTGAGTGGAGTGCAGAACCCGATGCCCCGATCTTGCTTCCGTCAGGCGAGATCAATTGGAGTGCATTTGCTCAAGCCAATCCATCATTGGGAATTACAATCCATCCAGATAACTTAAAAGCGGTTATTAATGATCCGCCTGATATTGTGCGAACTGAAGTTTTGGCTCAATGGGTAGATACAATTAACTCAGCAATCGATGCACAAAAATGGGGATTGTGTCAGACCGAACCAATACCTTTAGATCCTGAGAAAGAAACTTGGTTTGGATTGGATTTAAGTCCGGATCGAAAGTTTGGCGCATTAGTCGCAACTCAAAAACTATCAGGAGAAAGATTTAATTTAGTTTTACTGCATACTTGGTCGAATGATTATTCAATTAACGATTTAGCGGTTGCAAACGATATTGCACCCTATGTTAGAAAATACAATGTTCAGACTGTCGCTTATTCCAAAAGGACTGCACAAGCTGTTGCAAGTCGGCTAGTTCCCGCTGGAATTCCCATTACAGATATGGATGGGGCGATATATGCTGAAAGTTGTGATCGGTGGTTAGGCGCAATCAATTCCCATCGATTACAGCATGGAGGTCAAGACGAACTGACCCAACAAACACTTTCCGCTGCGAAACTGCCCTATGGGGATGGGTCATGGATCATCGGAAGGCGTGCAAGTCGAGTAGCAGTTTGTGCAGCTGTTGCTTCGGCTTTAGCAACCTATTTTGCGACACAACAAGAAACGGAAATTGATATTCAAGTCGGATAAATTGCATTTATGGTATATTATGTGCTAATGGGATTATTTGATCGTTTTAATACAAAGCCAATAATTACAGCAACAACTGATGTGGCTGCATCTTATGCGCCTTACAATTTGCAAGCTGCTGTGGGTGGCATATTCTTTGGAACACAATCTGCAACTCGTGAGCAAGCAATGTCTGTTCCTGCTGTTGCAAGAGCAAGAAACATAATTTGTTCAACAGTTGGATCATTACCAATTGAAACTTATAATCATTTTACAAAAGAGCATATTCGACCAACAAGAGTTTTAATGCAACCCGATCCAAGAATTCCAGGGTCTGCAACTTATGCTTGGGTCGCAGAGGACATTTTATTCACAGGATTTTCGTATGGACAGGTTCTGGATTCCTATTCGGACAGCGATGGCGCAAGAGTTAGAGCATGGACAAGAATTTCGCCAGATAGAATTACATATCAGTTAAACTACAATCAAACGGAAATTTTGTTTTATAAATTAGATGGTGAGGAATTACCTTTACATGGAACAAACAGTTTAATTGTATTCAATGGTTTAGATGAAGGTGTTCTTAATCGTGCCGGTCGCACAATAAGAGCAGCACAAGAATTAGAAAAAGCAGCTGAGATGTATGCCAAAGAGCCAGTTCCAACAATGGTGCTCAAATCAAATGGCACAAATCTTACTCCAGAGCGAATTACAAGATTGCTTGAAAGTTGGAAAGCAAGTAGAGCAACTAGATCAACTGCATTCCTAAATGCTGATGTTGAATTACAAGCACTTGGATTCGATCCCGCTAAATTACAATTAAATGAAGCCCGTCAATACCTCGCTTTGGAATGCGCTCGTGCGGTTGGTATTCCGGCAAGTTTTGTGTCTGCTGAAACCACCTCAATGACTTATTCGAACATGACAGCTGAAAGAAAAGCATTGATTGATTTTTCTTTACGACCAGTATTAACTGCAATTGAACAAAGACTTTCAATGGCTGATTTTGTGCCAAATGGTGTTGAGGTCAGATTTGACATTGACGATTTCTTGCGTGGATCTGCATTAGAGCGTGCGCAAGTCTATGAAATCCTAAACCGCATTGGCGCAATGAGCGTTGAGCAAATACAAGAGGAGGAGGACTTGATCCGATGAGTAAAAAATTACAGATCAATTTCCCAATAACACTAACTGCAGCCGATAGTCGGAAACGAACAATTTCTGGCACGATCGTGTCATGGAATGAAAAAGGCATGACAAGTGCAGGAGCAACAGTATTCAAAGAAGGCAGCATTGATTTTTCAAAGCCTGTCAAATTATTACTGGAGCATGACCGCACTCGACCTATTGGCAAATTAATTGACATTACAGCTGACGACAAAGGCATTCAAGCAACATTTAAGATTGCAGGAACAATTGCCGGTGATGACAGCATTCTTGAGGCAGCCGAAGGATTGCGTGATGGATTCAGCGTTGGCGTTGTTGTCGATGATTTTGATGCCAACAAAGGAGTAATGACTGTTAAAGCATCTAGGCTTATGGAAGTCAGCCTTGTCGCTGAACCCGCCATCAATAGCGCACGAGTTGAGGAAATAGCAGCTAGTGAAACACCAGAGAATTCCGAAGCAACCGCTGAGGAGCAAACAAAAACACAGGAGGACAAATTGTCTGACACACAAACAGCTCCTATCGCCACCGAAGCGGTAGAAGCAGCAAAGTCTGAGCCTGTGGCAATTCAAGCAACACAACCAGTTGCTTATACAAAGCCACGCTCACCAATTAACACACAGGCTCGATTCTTAGAGCACTCAATCAAAGCATCACTTGGAAATCGTGATTCTGCTGAGTGGGTAGCACATGCAAAGGCTGAGGATTCAAAAATCCTTACAGCAGCTGATGACAGTTTTACAACTAACCCAGCATTCAAGCCAATTCAATATGTTTCACAGGTAGTTGATACTCAAATTGGATCTCGTGGCGCAATTGATGCAATTGGAACACGCAGACTGCCAAATGCAGGTATGACTGTTTCAATTCCTAAAATTACAACTTCCGGATCTGTTGCAGAAACAGCCGAAGGTGCAGGACCATCCGAAACCGGAATTGTTAGCGCATATGTCGATGCCACAGTTAAAGCCTACAAGGGTTTGCAACGCTACAGCGTTGAAATTCTTGATAGAGCAGATCCATCTTTCTATCAGGCTATGTTGGAAAACATGCGCCGAGTTTATGCTCAAGCAACTGAAGCTGCAGTAATTGCAGAACTAACTGCTGGCGGAACAGCCGGAACTGCAACATCTGCTGATCTTGATGGAATTGTTGCATTCGTAAAGACTGAAACACCTGCTGCATATCTTGCAACTGGTGAGTTAGCAACACGCTACATTGCTGGAACTTCACAATGGGGATTATTAATTGGCGCACAAGATTCTTCAAAGCGACCAGTATTCTCAGCTGTTAATCCACAGAATGCTGCTGGATCTGCATCACCACTATCACTTCGTGGGAATGTAATGGGGCTCGATTTATTCGTGTCAAACAAAGCTGTTTCAACATCTATAGATGAGAGCGCTTTCATTGTTGTTCCATCATCTGTTGCAATTTACGAAAGCCCAGTATTACAACTATCAACAAATGTTGTTTCAACTGGCGAAATCGAAACAATGCTTTATGGCTACTTGGCTGTTAAGACAATTGTTGCCGGTGGAGTTCGTCGCTTTAACCTTACCTAATCGGTAAGTAAATTCATGCCTGAGGTTGCTCCCGATCTCAGGCAGTTGCTCTAGGGAGAACCTAAGGAGATGACATGCCAACCATAATTACAGCTTCCGAGTTGCGATCTGTGCTTGGTGTGTCATCTGCCTTGTATAACGATGCTTATTTGAACCAAATTATTGACACAGCAGAAACAGTTATTCTGCCAATGCTCACAACATTCAAAAGTCCAATTCAAGCGACTTCATTGTCAGCCAATGTCGCTACATTTACCACACTAGGAATTCATGAATTTACCGAAGGACAATCAGTTGTCATCACAGGATGCGGAAGCCCTTACAACGGAACAAGAGCTGTGCTGGCAGATAATCTTGGACAATATACCTTTTCGCAATCGATCACTAATGCCGACATACTCGAGGCTAATGTCATCCCATCCGGAGTTGCTGCCCTTTCTGGCGGATCAACTTATGTTGGAAATGCAGCTGTTCAATCAGCCGTCTATACAGTTTCAGTCGAAGTTTTCCAAGCCAGACTTGCCGGCGGAGGACAAATCGAAGGAGTAGATTTTACTGCAACTCCGTTCAGGATGGGTAGATCGCTTTACAATAAATGCGTAGGACTCTTAGGTTCTTACATAGATCCCGAAGGCATGTGTCAATAAATGCCTAACCAAACTATTCTTGAGCAAGTTCGCACACCCTTAGCAACTGCGCTTTCCAGCGTTGCAGGAAATGTTTATGGTTATGTGCCTGAAACAGTTATTCCTCCAGCTGTGGTTGTTGTGCCTGATTCTCCATACCTAGAATTTGAAACAATAAGCAAAACCAATATCAGAGCCAAGATCAATTTTACAATTTCAGTTGCGGTTGCATATAACAGCAATCCAGCATCGCTCGACAATATCGAGCAACTAATCATAAGTGTTCTGGCAGTAATTCCAGTTGGATACATTGTCAGCTCGGTTGAAAGACCGACAGTCACTCAAGTTGGTGCATCAACGCTGCTCATCGCAGATGTTCGAGTATCTACCTACTACACGCAAACAATATAAGGAGAAATCATGGCAACAGTCGTAATTACCGGTCGTGATGTTGGTTTATCTTTCACAGGTGGAACAGATATTCAAGCACAAGCGACAAACGCAGTTCTAACCAAAGTCAATGAGCGTCAGGTTTATCAGACAATGGAAGGCGAAGCATACAAGACAACAAACATTTCAGGAACATTCCAATTGGATATGTTGGCTGACTGGGGCAAGGCAAGTTCAGTTTGCGAGGCTCTATGGGCTGCTGCTGAATCTGCACCCGACACAGACATCAGCATGACACTTACAGCTGCATCAGGAGCACAATTTGTGTTTCCAGTAAAGCCAGAGTTTCCAACTGCTGGTGGTTCAGGTGTTGATGCTCAGACAGTATCATTTACATTCACAGTATCTAAGGGCGAAGTAGTAGAAACCTTTAGTTAAAAACTAGCAACGGGAGCAAAATGAAACTACCAATCACAATTGAATACAGCTCAGGTGAGCAAGCAACTTATATTGCCCAACCACCTGAGTGGGCGAAATGGGAAAAGCAGACAGGAAATGTCATTGGACAAGCATCCGAGAAGCTGGGTATTTGGGATCTTATGTTTTTGGCTTATCATGCTCATAAGCGTGAAGTTGCCGGAAGCAAACCAATCAAACCAATGGATATTTGGATGGAAAATGTAGCCGATGTCATTGTCGGTGATGCAGACCCAAAAGCCACAAAGCAGGAAGCCTAAACAGATTATTGGTTGAGTTAGCAATTGCAACTCATATACCAATGAGTGAGTGGGTTGATGCGGATGACATATTAACAGCGATCGAAGTATTGGAGGCGAGGAGTGGCAAATGAAACTATCGCATACAATAAAAACGATCTGCGTGATATTTACAAAGCGTTCAAACTTATGGATGACCAAGCAACAGAGGAAGCAAGAACTCAATCTGCTGCTTTGGCGTATTTTGCATCAGAGGAAATTAAACAGGCAGCTAGGACTAGAACAAAGGCTGGCAAAGTTGCGGAGAGAATCGCAGATGGCGTTAGCATCTCTAAGTCAAGTAAAATCGGTGAGTTCCGTTATGGCTTCGCAAGACAAAAGTTTTCAGGTGGTGCTACTACACAAACCCTATGGGGTGGTGCTGAGTTTGGTTCAAATAAGTTCAAACAGTTCCCTGCATATTCAGGACGGCAAGGCAGAGGTAGTCGGGGATGGTTTATCTATCCGACCCTTCGCAGAATTCAGCCTGAATTGATTAACAAGTGGGAAGCAAGTTTTGATCGCATCATTAAGGAATGGGTCTAATGGCAACCGGTAATAGAACGCTTAAGTTATCAATCCTTGCTGATGTTGATGATCTTAAAAAGAAATTAGGCGAAGCTGATAAAGCCGTTGAAAGTAATTCAAGCAAGATTGCGGATTTTGGAAAGAAGGCTGCTGCTGCGTTTGCGGTGGCTGCTGCTGCTGCCGTTGCCTATGGCACTAAATTAGCCATTGATGGGGTCAAGGCTGCGATAGAGGATGAGCAAGCACAGTTAAGGCTGGCTAATGCTTTAAGAGAAGCCACAGGGGCTACTGATGAGCAAATAAAGGCAACTGAGGCAATGATCCTCAAAACATCTTTGGCGACTGGTGTGGCGGATGAACAACTTCGTCCGGCGATGCAAAGGTTGGCGGTTTCGACAAAATCAACTGAGGAAGCGCAAAAGTTATTAAACCTTGCTTTAGATATTGCAAAAGGTCGTGGGCTTGAATTAGAAACAGTTGCAAATGCTTTGGGTCGTGCTCAGGATGGCAACACCACAGCTCTTGGCAGATTAGGTCTTGGATTATCAAAAAGCGAACTTGCCACACTTTCATTCACCGAGGTTCAACAAAAACTTTCAGATCTTTACGGCGGATCAGCCAGTGCAAATGCCGAAACATTTCAAGGCAAGATTGATCGTCTAAAAGTAGGATTTGATGAAGCAAAAGAAAGTCTTGGAGTTGCTTTATTGCCACAGGTTGAAAAGTTTATTGGTTTCTTAAACAACACAGGCATTCCAACCCTCAATGCGTTTATTGCCGGATTAACTGGAGATGCTGGATTAAGTGCCGGATTACAGGAAAGCCAAAGATCTGCTGAAACTTTAGGTAGAAGCATTTCTACTGTTGCCGGCATCATTCAAGGATTTATTGTATTCCTAAGAGAAGCAATTGGATTAATCATAAGCCTTGCCAATGAAAGTATTAGGGTTATCAATTTGATTAAGCCCGGAGCAGATATTGGTTCAATTGCTAACATTGCGCCATCGGCTCAAATTAAAGGTGTTCCGCAAAGCGCAACTGGAACTCCATTTGGTCAAGCCGGTGGAAACACAATTAACATTTCAGTTCAAGCCGTTGATAGCGAAGGTGCTGCAAGAGCAGTTGCAAAAGTATTAAATAACAGCGCATCTAGATCAGTTCCACAGCTGTATAACAACGGCATCAAGGGCGGATAATGACTGTATTTACTCCCGATTGGAAACTGACAATCAATGCGGTGGAATACACAAATGTTGCAATATCTGACATCGCCCATCAGGCTGGTCGTGAGGATATTTACTCACAACCCAATCCATCTTATATGCAGATTGAACTGGTTGCATTAAACAATGAAAACTATAATTTGCAAGTCAATGATGGAATAACCCTGCAAGTTAAAGACAGCACAGACACCTATCGAACTTTGTTCGGTGGCAACATCACAGACATCACAACTGAGGTTGCAACTGCCAGCAGTGTTGCTGAAACCTTTACTTACACAATTCTTGCATTAGGTTCATTGGCTAAGTTGCCAAAAGTAATCTATAACGGAACATTGGCTCAAGATGATGACGGCGAACAAATCTATGAATTGCTTTCAGAAACATTTCTAAACAATTGGAATGAAGTGCCAGCAGCTGAAACTTGGTCAGGATATGATGCAACAATTACTTGGGCAAATGCTGAAAATGTAGGACTAGGCGAAATTGATCGCCCCGGAGTTTATGAACTTGAAAATCGAACTGCTGATCCTGACACGACTTACAACATTGCAAGCCTTATTGCTAATAGCGCACTTGGTGTTTTGTATGAGGACAATGAGGGTCGCATCTCCTATGCTGACACAACTCACAGACAAAATTATCTTGCCAATAATGGATACACAGAGATTTCAGCAAATACCGCTATTGGGGCAGGATTAAAGGTTTTGACTAGAGGTGCAGATGTTAGGAACGAAATTGTTATCAACTACGGCAACAACTACGGATCGCAGAAAACCGCAATTGATTTAACTAGTATCGCAACCTTTGGTTATAGAGGTGAAACCCTAAATACAGTCTTGCATGATGCGACTGATGCACAAGCTGTGGCTGATCGCTTTATTGCCCTTAGATCATATCCAAGAGCCTTATTTGACAGTATTACATTCCCATTGACTAACTCAGCCATTGATGATGCAGACCGAGATGCCTTGCTTCAAATCTTTGTAGGTCAGCCAATGCGTATAACAGACTTGCCTGTTCAAATAGCCCCAACTCAACAATTTGAGGGTTATGTTGAAGGCTGGCGTTGGAGCACTAGGTTCAACGAATTATTTTTAACCATAAATCTAAGCCCGATTGAGTTTTCTCAAGTAGCACTTGAATGGGAACAAGTATCAGCCTCAGAGGCATGGAACACTTTATCCGCTATACTAACATGGGAAAATGCGATTGGAGCAGTAGCCTAAATGGCAAACACAACTTATTTTGGATGGGAAACACCAGACGACACCGATCTGGTAAAGGATGGCGCAGCTGCTATTCGCACACTTGGTTCAGCAATTGATACATCGTTGCAAGATCTTGAAGGTGGCACAACTGGTCAAATACTTAGCAAGACATCAAATACAGACATGGATTTTACATGGATCACAAATGATGTTGGTGATATAACAGGTGTATCTGCTGGAACAGGTATTTCAGGTGGCGGAACAAGTGGCGCAATAACAATTACAAATGACATGGCAACAACCATTACAGCATCAGGAGATATTGTTGTTGGAACTGGATCAGGCACTTATGACAATTTACCGATTGGAACAACCGGTCAAATCTTAACTGCTGACACAACTGTTTCACCATACAAGGTTAAATGGGCAACTCCCGCTGGTGGTGGTGGAAAAGTATTGCAAGTAGTGAACGCAACAACAACAACAGAAACTAGCAACAGCACAACTACCTATGCAGATACTACATTAACTGCAACAATTACCCCAACACTTGCTACTTCTAAAGTATTAGTTTTAATAAGTCAAAATGGAGTTTGGAAATCAGACGGAAATGCGGCAAACGCTACTGCTATTAAATTATTAAGGGGCGCAACGGACCGTATAGTTTTTGCAGATTTATTAGGTTATACCGCAACAGCACTAGGTAATTCGGTCGCTGCTAGCGTGTCTTATCTAGACAGTCCAGCAACAACCTCAGCAACTACTTACAAAACACAATTTAAGAACTTTAACGCTTCTTCATTAGTAAGAGTTCAAAATCAATCAGCAGCAAGTTCAATTACATTATTAGAAATAGGTGCATAATGAGTAAAGGTTCAGATGTTTTAGCAATGCTATTGCCTAATGGCGGTTGGATAATGACTGGCGATACTTACGAAGGCATAGAATTTCTAGAGTGTGAGCCAATAACTAAGAAACAATTTACAGATGGCTTTGCTAAATATGATGCTTGGAAGGCTGAGCAAGATGCAACGCAGATTGCAGCCAAAGAAACAGCGCAGGCTAAACTCGCTGCCCTTGGCTTAACTGTTGAGGATTTGACGGCACTAGGCTTGTAATGAAGCCTTACCTATCTAAAGCAGCTGTTCAATTACGGGAACAAATTGACGATTGTTTTGCCGATAGGTCGAGAAAATCGGATGGTTGGATTTCAGACGCTAGGCATCAAAAAGTAAAATCGGATCACAACGCCTTGCCATCGGGCGAAGTTTGTGCCATTGACATTACAGCTGATCTAGGTCAAGCCGAAGGTATATCTGCCTACCTTGCCGATCAAATCCGAATTGCTGGCAAAACAGATAAGCGGATCAAATATGTAATTCACAATCATCATATTGCCAGCAAACTATTGAACTGGCGTTGGCGTAAATACAAAGGCATAAATCCCCACACCAAACATATTCATATT